GTGTTATCCTTGTAATCGTTATGCAAAGTGTTTCTTTTGTTTGGTTTTTATCTAAAATGGATAATAGAATAGCTAATAATCAAGCACATATTCAAGAGATATTGACCATGCATATGGAATGGAAAAGTATGGAAAAGAAAGTTGATAAACTTTCTTGGCTATTAGAACAAGATGCTAGGAATAACTAGCTTTGGCTATGATTTTATGGTATAAAAAATTATGAATATAGACCTTAAACTAATCCTACCCTATGTAGCAATCATATGTAGTATTGGTATCTCTTGGGGTATGTTCTCTCAAAGACTAGACGCAGTAGAAAAGAAATCAGAAGCTATTGCTCTAATTCAATTAGATGTTGCTGTTATTAAAGAAAAAATAATGCAAATGGACGATAGAACACAATGGATGGAAGAATTTCTTATTAAAAACTATACTGGACTTTAGTGTATAGTTGGTAAATCAAAATCAAATTCAACAATAACTGTTAAATCTTCGGCTTCTGTTTTGGGGTCATTCATGATATAAAAATACACGAAAGGAAAAATTATGGAAGAAATAAATGTAATCTATAAACTTCAAAAATATTTAAAAGAAGTTATTCAAGACCATAGAGATACTATTATGACTGGTGTTGACAGCCACGAAAAATACAGATATCTTGTGGGTAAAGTTCAAGCTTTTGAACAAACACAACAGGAACTCTCTAACCTGCTAGATACAAAGGAGCAAAATAATGAATGACGTAAAACACGCATTACAAGAGAAATACAGAAAAGAAGAAAAGAAAGCTCAGGAAGAAGAAAAGAAACAAGTAAGAGCTGAAAATATCACAGAAGACCAAATATCTAAATTACCAACTCCTTCCGGTTGGAGAATGTTGGTTTTACCTTTTACCCCCAAAGATAGAACTAAGGGTGGTATTATTATTGCACAAGAATCTTTAGACAAATTACGCATCGCAACAAATTGTGGTTATGTTATTAAAATGGGACCACTTTGTTATAAAGATGAAGAAAAGTTTGCATCAGGTCCCTGGTGTAAAGAAGGCGATTGGGTTATTTTCGCCCGGTACGCAGGCTCACGATTACCTATTGAAGGTGGTGAGGTGCGCTTATTAAATGATGATGAAGTCCTTGGAACTATTAATAACCCTGAGGATATACTTCACCATATATAAACATAGGAGAAAACTATGCCCGAAGAACTAAAAAAAGATGAGCCAATGATTGACGTTGGTGAAACTGAAGGTGCTGAAATTGATTTAGATGCACCTCAGGTAATGGAAGAGAAAGAAGAATTAGATATTGTAGAAGAATCTACTTCGGGGGAAAAACAAAAAGAAGAAATTAATGAAGAAGAGAAAAAAGATGAACTTGGTGAATATAGTGAAAGCGTTCAAAAACGTATTGCTAAACTCACTAGAAAAATGCGTGAAGCAGAGCGTCAAAAAGAAGAAGCTATTGCTTATGCACAATCTATCGCTCAAAGGCAGAGAGAATTAGAAACTAAATATAAAGATTTAGATACTAATTATGTTTCTGAGTTTGAGAATAGAGTTCAATCTAATCTAGAAGCAGCAAAAATTAAATTAAAAAGTGCTATTGATAACCAAGATGTAGACGCTCAAATAGCGGCTCAAAGTGATATAGCAAGACTAACTATGGACGCTGCTAGACTTAATCAAGTGAAGTCACAACAACCTAAAGAAACTGTTTCACAGCCTCAACCGGAATATGTACAACAGCAAAACTATGCTAGTGCACAGAATATAAGGCAAGCGGCTACAAGAATGGATCCAAAAGCAGAAACATGGGCTGAAAAAAACCCTTGGTTTGGCACTAATGAAGCCATGACTTATACCGCTTTTGGTATTCATAAACAGTTAACAGAAGAAGAAGGGTATGATCCAAATAGTGATGAATATTATAAGGAAGTCGATAAAAGAATAAGACTTGAATTTCCGAATAAATTTGCTACAACAGAAAATACTACACAGGAGAAACCTTCTCAAACTGTAGCATCAGCCAAACGTCCAGCTACAACAGGACGCCGCAAAACTGTGAAGCTCACACCCTCACAGGTAGCAATAGCTAAGCGATTAGGTGTGCCACTTGAAGAATATGCGAAACAAGTAATCGCGAAGGAGGCGTAAAGCATATGGAAGATAAAATAAAAATAGATAAGACTTCTCGCGCGAGTGAAACTAGGGCTAAAGATGTTAGACCTAAAGTTTGGACTCCCCCATCAGCATTAGATGCACCCCCTGCGCCAGACGGATACCGTCAGCGTTGGATAAGAGTCGAGAGTATGGGTTTCGATGATACAAAAAACGCAACTGGTAAATTAAGATCCGGTTGGGAATTTGTTCGTGGAGATCAATACCCTGAAGAAAATTATCCAGTCCTCAAAGAGGGCAAATACGCAGGAGTGATCGGAGTTGGTGGCCTTGTGCTGGCAAGGATACCCGAAGAGCTCGCACAGCAACGAGAGGCGTACTACAATAGTAGAACTCAAGATCGTGAAAACGCTGTAAATAACGACCTCATGAAGGAACAGCACCCAAGCATGCCTATCAATCAAGATAGGCAGAGTCGTGTAACTTTTGGTGGCTCAAAGAAAAACTAATCTCTTAGTTATTTCTTAGGTTACCAGCTAAATATACTTTAGGAGGTATAAATATGGCAAACTCAACTAAAGCCTTCGGTCTTAGACCGTTAGGAAAAGTTGGTGGAGCGTATGCAGCTGGAAGTCAGAGCGAGTATGAAATTGCGGACAACGCAGCGGGAGCAATCTATCAAGGTGACTTGGTAGCTTTATCCGGCGGTTATGTTGTCCCTGTTACTTCTTCTGCTACAGGTAGCATTTTAGGCGTCTTTAACGGATGTTTAATTGAAAGCGATCCATCGACTGGAAAACCAACTTTCAGAAACAATTACACACAAACTAATGTTACTGAAGGTAAGATTAAGGCATACATCATAGATGATCCTGATCAATTATACTTAGTAAAATCAACAGGTACTGCTACAGGTGTTACATCTGTAGGTACTGCATTTGATATTCTTTATGCAGCAGGCGACGCCACAAACGGTATTTCCGGTGTTAAGCTTGACCTTGCTTCATCAACTAATGGTCAAATGTTAATAGTAGGACTGGACAGTGATCCAAGTAATGAAGTAGCAGTAGCTAGTGAAAATTTCATTATTAAGATTGCTAAAGGTCAACAGCTAATATAGGAGGTTTAAACTATGGCTATTTCAAGATCGCAACTAGTTAAAGAACTAGAGCCGGGTTTAAACGCACTGTTTGGCCTGGAGTACAAAAGGTACGAAAACCAGCATGCTGAAATTTTTGATAAAGAATCTTCTGATCGTGCATTCGAAGAAGAAGTGATGTTATCAGGTTTTGGTAATGCTGCAGTAAAAGCAGAAGGTGCTGGTGTTTCTTATGACCAAGCACAGGAAACTTTCACAGCTCGTTATACACACGAAACAATCGCTCTTGCATTCTCAATCACTGAGGAAGCAATTGAAGATAACTTGTATGACAGATTAGCTTCTAGATACACAAAAGCTCTTGCTCGTTCTATGGCTAATACAAAGCAAGTGAAAGCTGCTAACGTACTTAACAATGCATTCAACGCTAACTACTTAGGTGGTGATGGTAAAGAGCTTTGCTCAACACTTCACCCAACCATTAGTGGTACTGTAAGCAATGAATTAGGAACATCTGCAGACCTTAATGAAACTTCTGTAGAGCAAGCTTTAATTGATATCGCTGCTTTCACAGATGAAAGAGGTCTAAAAATTGCTGCTCAAGGTATGAAATTAATCATCCCTTCAGCATTACAATTTACTGCTGATAGACTAATGAACTCTGCTAACAGAGTTGGTACAGCTGACAATGACATCAACGCAATCAAAAATATGGGTATGATCCCACAAGGTTATGTAGTGAACAACTACTTAACAGATGATGATGCTTGGTTCATTAAGACAGACGTACCAAACGGTATGAAGCAGTTCGAAAGATCACCTATCAAAACTTCAATGGAAGGTGACTTCGATACAGGTAACATGAGATACAAAGCTAGAGAAAGATACAGCTTCGGTTGGTCTGACTTCAGAGGTATCTTTGGATCACCTGGTGCATAATATAAAATAACATTACTAAAAAGGGGGCTTCGGCCCCCTTTTTTATTTGTGGGAAAAGTAGTTGACTTTATGGGAAAAAAGAGTATAAAATTAAAGCGGTTTTACAATATATCGAAGGAGGTATATGATGACCGCTCTATCACAGTCTTTAATTGCTGAGAAAATCAAACTAGAATCTCAGTGGAATTCTCAATATCTATCAGAAGGCAAAGAAACTCTTGAAATGAAATCTATTGAAGCAAGAATTAAAAGAGTTATTGCGAAATTGAGATGGAGACAGTTTAGTAATTATGAGAGTCCTCTATTTATCCCTAAATAAATAGATTACTTGCACTAACACTAAAATTTCTATAGTATTTCAAGCACTATACAAAATAGTTGACATAGACGCGTATAGTCGATGGCCTAGAAACTATGTCAATAAATAACTAGGAGGTTATAATCATGGCAAACACTACTTTTAAAGGTCCTGTTACATCTTTACATGGATTTATTGGTGGACCAAACCCAAACGCAAATACAGCTGGAACTACTTCTGATACACAACAGGGTGGAACAACTATATTTTATTCTACAAACGTAACTACACTTACAAATGGAACAGATACTTTAGTTTCAACTACTAACGAAGGTGTAATGGTTTATTGTGAGCAAGGTACAAATGCAACAACAAATAGTTATGTTTTCTCAAACGGAACTACTTGGAAACAGCTTGCTGCGCCTACTACTGACGTTAACATAAAAGCATAATAAGTTAGGAGCCGAATATGAGTTATAAATCAGACGTAAAACCGGTTGTCTTAACAGGCAATGGTGTAGCTTTTACTGGTAGAACTCGTCTTCGTGGTATAATGATTCAGTCAACCGGCTCTTCCGGAAGTGCTATAGTAAACACTTTAGATGCAACAGGGTCAACAACTGCTGCATCAACATCTACTGGTGTTTATCTTAAAGTTCAGGTTGGAGCAGGCGGAACAGAAACATTATTGCTTCCAGAAGACGGTGTTCTTTATAAAGATGGTATTGGGACAACTGCATTATCAAATGTCTCAGTAACACTATTTATAGATAAGTAATGACAACATCAGGAACAACATCTTTCGATTTAGAAATCGATGAAATAATTGAAGAGGCTTACGAGCGAAATCAACTTTCCGGAACACGTTCCGGCTATGATTTAAGAAGTGCTCGTAGGTCTCTAAATCTATTATTTGCAGAATGGGGTAATAGAGGTGTTCATTTATGGAAGGTGGGTTTAGCTACTTCTACTCTTGTACAAGGTCAAGCAGATTATACTACTGTTTCTGATTGTAGTGATGTTTTAGAAGCTTATTTTAGAAATAATAGTGATGCAACAGCACCTGTTGACCAGACTTTATCTAAAATAGATAGATCGGCTTATGCTGCATTACCAAACAAATTATCACAAGGTGTTCCTTCTCAATATTATGTAGATAGAAAAAACACACCGGTTATTTATTTATATCAAACACCTGATTCTTTACATTCAGGATCAAGTTATCAATTACAATATTATTACATGCAAAGAATTCAAGATGCTGGAGCATATCCCAATACTTCAGATATCTACTATACATTTTTACCAGCAATGGTTTCCGGCTTAGCTTACTATTTAAGTTTGAAACTAAATCAACAATTAACACAACAATTAAAAATGATTTATGATGATGAGTTGATGAGAGCTCTTAATGAAAACGGAGCTAGAGCATCTCTTTATATTTCACCTAAATCATATTATCCGGGGGCATAATGGCAACATTCGCTAGAGGAAAATTCGCACAAGCTATTTCAGACAGAAGTGGTCAAGCATTTCCTTATAAGGAAATGGTAAGAGAGTGGAATGGTTCTTGGGTACATATATCTGAATATGAAAAAAAACATCCTCAGTTAGAAAAGAAAGCACATGCTGCTGATCCACAAGGTTTACAAAATGCACGGCCCGCGAGAACCGAACCTCCGGTTGCAAGACTTTTAACATTAAACCCTTTAACTGTGACTACTGGTTCATCTACTATTTCTGTTTTAGAAGAAGCACATGGTAGAAGCACTGGTGATGTTGTTTGTTTTAGAGATGGTGAAGGGAATTTAGGGATTGAGTCTGGAAATATTAATTATGCTTCTGGTTATACTATTACTGTAACTAATGCTGATAATTACACCTTTAATATTAACATAGACACTGCGAATGCAAATGGAAGAACAGGAGGAGGAAGTATATCGGCGGGACCGGTAACTTTAACACCATAATGAATTACGGACAATTAAAAACAGCAATACGAAATTATACAGAAGTAGATAGTAGTGTTTTAAGTGATTCTACTTTAAATACTATTGTTCAACAGGTTGAAAATAAAATTTTTAGAGAAATTCAAATAGATAGTTATAGACAATATGCTACTTCAAATATGGTCATAGGACAAAGATATGTTTCTGTACCTACAGGTTTAAGAGTTATTCGATATGTTCAGATCACAGATGGAAGCGGTAATCAAACTTTTTTAGAACAAAAAGATACCAGTTACATGGCTGAATATGATCCCACACCAGGTTCTTCTTATGGCACACCTAAGTTTTATGCCAATTGGGACGAAAACACATGGGTAGTTGCTCCCACTCCGGATGCTGCTTATGCTATTACGATTGCTTATTACAAGCAACCGGATACAATTACTTCCTCAGATTCATCCACTAATTTTGTTTCTAACAATGCTAGTGATTTACTTTTGTATGGATCTCTGGTAGAAACATATGGATACTTAAAAGGTCCAGCGGACCTTATTCAATACTACGAGCAAAAGTATCAAACGGCTCGCGAATCCTTCGGGGTTGAACAAACAGGAAGACGTAGAAGAGACGAGTACGTAGATGGCGTTATCCGATTTCCATTGAAATCAGAGAGGCCACAATAATAGGAGGTATAAAATGGCGAACATCGTACCAGATAGTTTTAAAAAAGAACTTTTGTTAGGAGTACATAACTTCAACACAACAGGTGGAAACACTTTTCAGTTGGCGTTATATACTACAGTAACAGGGTTTTCTGCTGCCGGAACTACAAACTATAGCGTCACCAATGAAACTTCAGGAGCTGGCTATTCTGCTGGAGGAGCTGCTTTAACAAACACAACAATCACTGTAGATACTAATGTTGCTATCGTTGATTTTAGTGATTTGACATTTAGCTCTGCCACAATTAGCGCTTCCGCTGCACTAATTTATAACATAACACAATCTTCAAAGGCTGTTGTTGTTTTAGATTTTGGTGGAACGAAGACTTCAACTAATGGTGATTTTACTATACAGTTCCCTGTTGCAGATGCATCTAACGCTATCATAAGAATATCATAATACCGTTTAGCCATTAAAATTAATCATGGCGGTTTCGGCTTGGGGTCAATTAAACTGGGGTGATGCCACTTGGGGTGGTATAGGCGTTGGTGTAACTGTTTCAGTTACAGGAAATGCTCTCACACTTAGTAACGGTTTAGCTGTTGTAAAAGCTAACGCTATATCTACGCCTACAGGAAATCAAGTTTCTGTAGGAACAGGTAGTGTTGGTTTTATTACAAACAATATTTTAGCAGCTACCGGTAATGATTTACCTGTTAGTATTGGTGGTATTACAATCACCGCTGATGGTAATGTCACTGACCAAGTCACAGGTGTTGAAGCCTCTGTTGCATCTGGTAGTGTTGCTGTAACAGGAAATGTTGTTGTATCTTTAACAGGCAATAACCTTTCTTTAAGTGTAGCGACTCCGATTGTTTCAGCAGGCACAGTTGTTGACACTGTTACCGGAAACCAAGTAACAGTAAATACTGCAAACGTTATAGTCCAAGCGGGTGCTTCTCCTGTTATTAGTGGAAATGAACTTACTACTCAAGTAGGAACAGTAAATATTTCTATTGGTAGATTAGTTGAAGTTACCGGAAATGAGGTTTCTGTAGGACAAGGTTCTGCTACTGTAGTGGCAGAAAATAATGTAGAAGCAACAGGAAACTCTTTAACTGCTAATGTAGGAAACGTTCTTATAGAAGAGGGTCACGGACTAGAAGTCACTGGAAGTAGTGTAACTTCTGCTGTCGGTAATGTTAGTTTAAGTACCGATCAAGTTATTGCTGTTACAGGCAATGGACTAACAAGTATTGTAGGAGGGGTCACCATAGCTTCACGCTATAGTGTGACTGGAAATCAATTAACAGTAGGGACTGGAAGCGTCACAGTCAAAGCAAAAAGTGTTATTACCCCCACTGGTAATAACTTGACAATAAACACGAACAGCCCTATTATTACTCTCTGGAATCCAATACAAACTGGAGCTAATCAATCTTGGGACTCTGTCCCAACAGGCGATACTCAAGTATGGGTTCCGTTAGTAGCATAAGGGGAAAATAAATGCCTAGTACATTTTCTAATTTAGGTTTAACACTCCAGGCGACCGGAGAAAACGCTAATACGTGGGGTGATATAACCAATGTCAATTTACAAAGAAGTGATAATGCCATTACTGGTATTTCTAATATTACAATTACAGGTGCTACAACATTAGCTTTTTCTACAAACTCCGGATCTACAACCTATACAGAAGAAGCAGGCAGAAGCAAAATTTTAGTTTTCAGTGGTACTCCTGGAACTTTAACAACTGTTACATTACCAAATATTGAAAAAGAATATTTTATTAATAACGGAACAGATTCTACTTTAAGATTTACAGCCGGTGCAGGCGCTGCAACTCTTGATGTTACAACAGGAAAGAAAACATATATTTATGTCGATGGTAGTGATGAAGTTATATCTGCGGTCGGCGATACACCACCCGGTGGTTCAAACACACAAGTTCAATTTAATAGCTCTGGTGCTTTTGGTGGTTCCGGTAATTTTACATGGGACGGAACAAACGTACAAATTGGAGCACAAGGTGATTTACGATTAGCAGATGCTGATAGTTCTAATTATGTAGCTTTACAAGCTCCTGCAACAGTTGCAGCTAATGTTACTTTAACATTACCTAACACTGTCGGTGCTGCTGATACATTTTTAAAAACAGATGGTTCTGGTAATTTATCATTCTCAGAAGTTTTTGGTGGCACTAATTGGCAAACAGTTAAAACTGGAGCTTTCACCGCAGTCGCTGGTGAAGGTTATTTTGTTGATACAACAAGCGCAGCATTTGCAGCGACATTACCAGCATCTCCTACTTTAGGTGATGAGGTCGTAATTGTGGATTACGCAGGAACTTTTGATACCAATAATTTAACCATTGGGAGGAACGGTCAAAACATTCAAGGAAGTGCATCTGATCTTACTGTATCTACAGAAAGAGCAGGTTTAACATTAGTTTATAGTGGCAACCTAC